CCCTCGCGACGATGGCCGTCCGCGATTCGACAAACGTCCGGCACTGGCTGGAGGAAGAGCGGAAAGCACAGAAAGACTGCCTGCGCTATCTGACGAAAGCGATCACCAAGAACAAGGGCAAGCTGATCGGCGCCGTCAAGGAAAAGAGCAAGACGGAGATCACCGGCGGCACGAAGGAGCTTTCGACGGACTTCGCGACCGGAGCTTCGGAAAACATCAAACCGAGATCCGGAGAAGAGGAAGCGCGCGAGGCATACTTCGCGAAACTCCGGGCGGCTGCGTTCTTCGCCCAGGCGCGCGAGGCGATAAAGCTGAAACGCGAGCTGCAGCGGATTCAAAACGACTTCAAGAGGATCCTGCAGGCGCTCGCGAAAGACGAGAAGGGCAACATCGACGCGAACACCCGGTATTATATCCAGCACATTCTTTTCATGCTCGGATTCAAACGGGGCGACGCGATCGCGCCGGAGACGCTCGTCGGACTGGAACAGCACATCGGCACGCTCATGGAACAGTGGGAGGACGCCAACCACAACGACGATCCGATGAAAAACAAGGCGGGCGAGATGGACGTCGACTTCGAGCTTCCGGAATGGATCCTTCGACTGGCGACGCCGCCCGGCGGGAAGAATGTCAAGAGCATCGCGGAAAGTTACAAAGACTATACCATTGAGGAGCTGCGCGACATCCGGCAGCTGGTCGATATGCTTTTCAAGATTGCCCAGAACAAGAACCGGCTCCTGACGCTGGATATGTCCATCGACGACGCGGTCGAAGATCTGCAAGACGAAACGCGGGCGCGCATCGTGGACACGCAAGGCGAGCGACCGATGGCGGAATTCATGGCGGAAGTCATGAAGCCGGAGCACATGCTTCGCATTCTCGGCGGCGAGGATGGGAAGTGGATACGCTACATATACGACGTCCTGAACGACGCCACGCGCAAACAGGAAGACATGGGCGCGCAGGTGGCGGAGGAGCTGGCCGCTCTCTTCGATAAATACTACACCGAAGACGAGCAGAAGGCCATGCACAACGGGCGCGTGATCATCCGCGTGAATGCGGACGGCACTGTCTCGAAAGTAAACGAATCAGCTCTCCGCGGGAAAATCAACCAGGCGAAAGATTATCTGAACCAAGACCGCGAGAGAGGCGTCCACGAGTACACCCGCAATCAGCTCCTTTCAATGGCGCTGAACTGGGGCAACGAAGGAAACCGCGAGCGCCTTTTGAACGGCGAACGAATCACCGAGGAAACGGCGCGGGAAATTTTCCGCACGGCCTTGGATGCGCGGGACTGGGCATTCGTGCAGGCAGCCTGGGATTATATCCAGCGCTTCGGCGACCAGGTGAACGAGATCCACGAGAAAGCCCTGGGCGTCGCCATGAAGCGGATCCCGCCGGACGCGTTCGACATGGAAACCTCGGACGGCGAAACAGTGCACCTGCGCGGCGGATATTATCACATCGCGTATGATCCGAAAAAGGCAAGACGTCAGACGGAGCGGGAAATCTCCGACGCGAGGAATTCTTTCGGCGGCGCCACCGTTTTCAAGACGGGCATGGGCAGCACGAAGGCCCGCGCGAAGAATTCACCGAACCTTGGCCCGCTGCTGCTCGACTTGTCCGTATTGCAGCGGAACATCGACGAGCAGCTGCACATCATCAATTTCCGGCTGCCCTGCCGGGATGTCGCCAAGCTCCTGCAAAATCCGGACGTGCGCGGCATGATCGAGAATTCGCTGGGGCGTTACGCATACCGACAGCTCTATAATTGGGCGTTTAATGTTTGGCAAGCGCCGATGATCACGCGTATGACGTATGACCGGACGCTGGGCTTTATCCGGAGGAACACCGTCTCGGCGATCATGGGCTTCCGCATCCCGACGTCAGCGCTGAACTTCGCGAACGTTGCAACGATGGCGGACGCGATGGGAAGCGTCGATGCGGCCTGCGCTCTCGGAAAGTTCGCGCAGGATCCTCGGGCCATGTGGGCGCGCGTCATGGAAAAGAGCGCGTTCATGCGGTCGAAGTGGAAGGACACGGAAAAGGACTTTGAGCTGCAAAAGCGCAAGCTCTTCAAGGGACAGCGCGGCGCGCTCGTCAAGATGCAGGACCTCGCAGGCGTTCCGATTGAATTCACGGATATGCTGACGGCGGTGCCCGCCTGGGACTTCACATTCACGAAAGTATTCAACGCTTGCCTGGACAAAGGAATGAGCCAGGAGAAAGCGGAGTATGAGGCAATCCGGAAAGCTGATCAGATCGTCCGCGACATGGTCGGCTCATATAACTACATCGACCGCTCCGCCGTGCAGCGCAGGGAAGATGAACTGCACAAGGCGCTGCTTCCTTTCTATAGTTTCTTCAATACCATGTTCAGCGTGCAATGGGAGAAATACTACGAAGGGAAATACGTCGGGCGCTCGGTGGAGAAGCAGAACCCGGACGGCTCGACGCGCCTGGAAGCCGAGAAGCGGAAGTTCTCGGAGGCATACTGGGACTTCGCGCGGAAGTGGTTTTTCCGCGGCGCGGTCATGGTCACGATCGAGACCTGCCTCCGCGAAGCGATGAATCAGATCTCGGGCGGCGGCGAGGACGACAAGGACCGGGAAGCTATGCTGAAACGTATGCTCGCGGATTATGGGAAGAATCTCCTCTCGAATCAGACGGGCGGCTTGCCGTTGTGGGGACAGCTTATCGACGGCTATGTCAGCGCGTCCAGTGGCTACCGGAGCGGCAGCCGTTTCGGCGGCGTTGCTTCCGCCGGTCTCGACAGGTTCGAGACAGTTTGGAAGAAGCTCATATCCGCAGCGACGAAAGAGAACTACAAGCCGGATTATATCGAGATCGGCCGCGACGCGTCCAAAGCGTTCTTTGGCACGGGCTTCGGAATTCCCGACACTCCGGTGGACACGTTCTGGAATTCGATGCGCTTGTTCCTCGATAGCAGCTATCGAATTGAAGACGACTTCCGGGAGTGGCTTTTCAAGTCGCTCTTTGATAAGAAGCTAAAAAAGAAAGGACGCTGATGTAAGATGATTGATTCCGTCGTAATCAAGCAGATTTACCAGGGCGATGGGGTAACGACACAGTTCCCCTTCGCTTTTCCTTTTGAATCTGCCGACCACGTCAAGGTCTCGATCTACGACACCGAGACGGAAACCGAGACGCAGCTCACGAGCGACTACTATGTAGACGCCACCGCGTCGAAAGTTCTGTATCCCGGTTATCCGCCCGGCGAGGAACCGCCGGAAAGCGAACGCCCCGGACCGCTGCCGGTTGGTCAGAAATTAGTCATTTATCGTGACACGCCGATCAACCAGCTCGAAGACCTGGGGGAGAAATACCCGCTGACGATCATCGAGGACATGATCGACAAAGTGACGATGATCCTCCAGGAATTTGGGGACCAGCTCGACCGTGCGCTGATCGTCGACATGGCGGCGGACATCACTCCGGCGGAGTTCCTCGACGCCTTCAAAGAGGGAGTGCAGAAAGCCGTCGACAAGGCGGCGGAGGCGGCGGCCAGCGCGCTGGCCGCAGCAGGCAGCGCAGGCGCGGCCCATACCTCGGAAGTCAATGCGGACGAGAGCGCCCGCGATGCAGCGGCGTCCCTGGAGGAAGCGAAGGAGATCGCCAGCGTCATCGGCGTCGTCGGCGAGCCATACGATCCGACGAAAACATATCATATCCCGGACATCGTCATCACGCCGGACGGGACATCGTGGCGCTGCATCCAGACGTCCACGGGAGAATATCCGGCGACCAGCTCGAAGTGGGTGGCGCTTGCGCTTGCGCAGGGCGAGACCTTCGAGTATGACGAAGACGGGAACTTGCAGCCGCGCGCGTATGCGCAGTCATCCTCGATGTGGCAGATCGACGATGACGGAAATATTATGCCGCAGGAGGTTATTTCAGCATGAGTAATGCAATCGTTCCAAGAAGCGACCTTTCCCACGATCTCGGCACCGCGACGAAGCGCTGGAAAGACGCCCACATCAAAAAGCTATACGCGGACGAAGTGGAAGGCGGCGTCGCCGACGACATCAACAGCCGCGCGACGAAACTGGAGCTGCAGCGCGTCGAGGGCGAGATTGAGAACGCAACCGCCCCGAACTATTACGAAGAGAGCGAAGCGTTCTACGACGCCAGCCAGGAGCGCACGAGCAACACGGAGATCCTTTCGCCGTCGATCTTGTGGCTGAACATCAACGGGCAGGGCCGAAAGCTCACGCAGCAGGTCACGCTCGACATCGACGATCACGCCGTATGGGATACCAAAGCGCAGGAGTGGCAGACGGAAACGGCCTACGCTGTGGGCGATCGTGTATATCCTACGGGCGGCAGCGCGGGCTATTTGTATAAATGCACGACCGCCGGAACGTCTTCCTCGTTGACGCCGACCTGGCCGACGACGCCGGGCGACACCTACAACGACGGCTCCGTCGTGTGGACCTGCGAGCTTGACACTTCGTTCTCGACGAGCCGGGCAGGCAAGGACTTCTATATTTACGCCTGCGCTAACGCGGAGACGCCGCTCGTCCCTGACCTTATAATCTCGCAGAACAGCACCGTGCCGGAAGGATACACGGCGGCGACGTCCCGCAAGATCGGCGGCTTCCATTGCCTGTGCGCTGACGTCGGGACCATTGCCAGCCATCCGCTCTCCGATTATGTGGCGGGCGATATTCTCCCGGCCTCGATCTGGGATCTCAAACATCGGCCAATCGGCGAGCCGGAAGGCTACGCCTACGACGAGGGCAGCGACGTGTGGCTTTCGATTTACGGCCTCTCGTGGTCGGGCAGCTGGGGCAGCGCGACAGCGACGCAGCCGGGCCGCGCGGATGACGACACGCTGACGCTCGAAAGTAAATACGGGGCGGAATGGGCGGACGGCGCCAGCTCCGAAAAGTTCCATTGCTGGAAGTTCGAGCAGCTGCTCTCCCGTCAGAAACAGCGCTTGCCCTATCAGCGCGAGTTCATGTCAGCCAGCCAGGGCAGCAACCAGTCGACGAACATTTACGGCAGCGCCGATCCGGTCACGACGGGCGGCCATAAAGATACGGCGAACCGTCGTATGATCTCGAACATCGGCCTCGAAGATTGTTGCGGCGATCATTACCAGTGGGGCGCGGATGTGGGCAGCGCAAGCACTTCCGGCTCGTATGGCAACGCCTACGATGCAAACGATAAATACCAGGCGGGCCAGGTGTATGGTACCGTATATCGTCCTATCTTCGGCGGGGCTTGGAGCCATGGCGTGTCCTGCGGTTCCCGTTACTCGGATTGGGATCGCGGTGCGCTGGATTTGAATGCGAACATTGGTGCCCGCGGCGCGTCCGAGCCGTTGTTCCGCAGAACGATTTGACCGCGACGCACTCCGAAAACCGGCACCTGCCCGCAGCACAGCGCCGGGAACGAGTGCGAAGCACGGCGCGCCCGCGTCAGCGGGCGCGCTTTATGGGGTGATCTCGTGATAAGAGAAAGACCGCCATAATGCGGTTTCCGGCTTATGTGTCATGCTTCGTCCTATCTTCGGCGGTAATTGGAGCAATGGCGTGTCCTGCGGTTCCCGTTACTCGAATTGGAATAACAGTGCGCTGAATTTGAATGCGAACTATGGTGCCCGCGGCGCGTCCGATACGCTTGGATCCTTGAACGTACCACCTGCAAAAACGTCCAAAGCTGGAACCCAAACGGCTGGACACATAGGCCGTCCTTCGGGAAAATACACGACAGGGTGGCTCCTTGAAATAGTAGGGCAACCGAACCTTCGGAGGAGAATATTTTATGAAAAGACACGGCGGACTGTTTGAACAAATAGTCACTCCGGAAAATATTGAACTGGCTTTCAGCAAGGCCAAGAAAGGGAAGACCTGGCAAGAAAGCGTGCAGCGCGTCGAAAGGGACAAGGAAAGAAAGCTCGCCGCCCTGCGGCAATCCTTTCTCGACGGAACCTTCACGACGTCGAAGTATAACGTGAAAATAGTCTTCGAGCCTAAGAAGCGGGAGATCTTCATCTTACCGTTCTATCCCGACCGGATCGCGCAGCACGCGATCATGAACATCGTGGCCCCGATCTGGGATGCAATGTTTATTCCGGATTCCTTCGCGTGCCGGAAGACGAAAGGCCAGCACGCAGGAAGCCGAAGGTGTATGCAGTTTACGCGCCGGAACGCTTGGGTGTGTCAATTCGACATAAGCAAATTTTATCCGAGCATTCCACACGAAAAGCTGCTGGACGTCATCCAGCGGAAGATAAAAGACGGGCGCGTCCTGGCGCTGCTCCGGAATATTATCGAAAGCATCGGCGAGGAAAGGAACGTACCGATCGGGAATTTCACCTCTCAATGGTTCGGCAATCTTTACCTCAACGAGCTTGATCAATACGTGAAGCACCGGCTCCACGTCCGCGACTATCTTCGTTATTGCGATGACTTCCTGATTTTCGGGAATGACAAGGAAGAAATGAAACGCCTCGCCGATAAGGTCGAGGCGTTCGTTTCTATAATCCTCGGGATGAAGCTCTCGAAGAAATCCCTGTACCCGACAGCGCACGGCATCGACTTTCTCGGATACCGGCACTTCCCCGACGGAAAGATTCTTGTCCGGAAAGCGACGGCGAAGCGGATCCGGAAGCGCTTGAAGGTAATTCCCTGGGCTTTGAAACATGGGCGAATAACAAAAGAGCAGGCCGTCGGGAAACTTGCCAGCGCCAACGGTTGGCTGAAACACGCCAACGCGCACCATTTACGAATGGCGATCCGGCTGGACGAATTGACGGCAGAAGTGGAGGCGATAGCGTGAAAAGATTTTCTGATCTCCCGTCCGCGAAAAGGGAAGTGTGGGCGGAGAAAAAGAAGATCAGCGAAGTCATCGGAAAAGAGATTATCATCACGGGCTTTTCAATCATAGCGTCGAAATACGGGCCAAGCTCCGAAGCGCTGCGCATCGAGTTCGAGCAGGACGGCGCGAAGTATATCTGCTATACTGCATCTTCGCTCCTGCGTCGGCAGCTGGAAGCGACGGAAGACGAGCTGCCCTATTTGACGGTCATCGAAGAAAAGAATCACTGGCTCACTTTGACATAAGGAGGACAAAGCAATGAAAGGCTTTCCGAAGCATCTCAACAGCAAAGCAGATTACTACTACATCAAGGATAATTTCCCCGAGAGTAAATGGCGCCCGTACTGGCAGCGGCTCCTCGACGAGCGCTTCCGGTGGATGGATGACCATGTGATCTCCGGGCCGGACGAGGGCATCACGGACGAGACGCATCGCGTTTCTTCGTACACGACGACCGATCAGGAGACCGGCGAAGAGGTCACGGTCTACGTGCAGCAGGAATACAAAAAGAATCCGGGCAGCGACTTCTGGCGGATGGGCTTCACATTGGAAGAGGTGGAGGAAGCGCTCGGAGGTGCAGCATGATTCGCTGGTTAATCATGGCGCCCCTCTCGCTGATCGTCTCGCTGATCTGTTATCTGACGAACCCGATCGTTGTGCTTTTCTGCAACGACGACGGCGAGCTGCCGGGCTTCCTTCAACTATGGCAGACTTGGGACAACAGCTGCAATCCGAGCGACGTCACAGAGAATCATCAGC